TTTTTTCCGCGCCAGCATTAAGAAGACGTATATTAACTGACGTTCATGTAAATAACTGTCATTGGGTATTTAATAAAAATGCGTGTCATTATAATTGAATTATTCACAATGTCTATATATAAGACATTGCGAATATCCATATTTTATTTTATGAAAGAGAGAAATAATAATAAAATCTATTTATTATTATTTAAAAATAAAAGATTAAATTTATAACAATATGGGGAATACAAAATCATCTTCGCAAAAAATTAATTTTGAAGATGTCCAATATGCAATAAAAAATCACGAAAATTATCTTCTGATAAACACATTGAACGAGAATATGCAAAATTGTCTCATAATAAATACAGTTCCAGCCGAAAATGAAGTCGCCATCATGAATAAGTTGCTATCGAATGGAAATAAAAATGTGAATATCATTGTTTATGGAATGAATGCAAATGACGAGAAAATATATGAAAAACAAACACAGTTATATTCTCTTGGATTTTTGAATGTTTATATTTACACCGGAGGCATGTTTGAATGGCTTTTGTTACAAGACATTTATGGCGTAAGCGAATTTCAAACTACAACGAAACAATTGGACATTTTAAAATACAAACCCGCGAAATGTTTTGGCATTGGTTTGCTGGAATATTAGCGTTACATTATTTACAAATCATATTTTTGTATAGCTAAATTGGATAGCTGATCGGCCTTACCATTTTTCTCTCTATAGATGTGATTGTAAATGATTTTGTCAAATGATTTTTCTAATTGTTTTGCAGCCATGTATAATTTTTTCAAATTCTCAGAATTAACCTTATAATCGCCGTTCATTTGTTTTATAACCAATTGGCTATCTCCTTCCACAATTAAATTTTTAATATTCAATTCAATTGCATTGGTTAATCCTAATATAAGACCATGATATTCTGCAACATTATTTGTTTCTTTTTCTCCCACAAAAGTGTAGCCAGACCACAATTCGGCGTCATTTTTATAAATAACCGCGCCTGCACCGGATACTCCTGGGTTGCCTTTGCTTGCACCATCAAACCTCATAACAAGGTCAATAGCAGGGAATATTTTTGCAGATTGTTGTGGTTGCATTTTTGCAATATATTTAATCATTATAATATTTTATTATGATTAAAAGTCTTTACATGGTTTTACAATATAAAAAACTAATAAAATATATAACTAAAAGGACATAAAAATATCTGCCAAATATATTATATTAACCAATATAAAGAAAATGTTCGCATTTTTAATACTTTTTTCTCTCTTCGTTGGACTTTTAAGGGCTGATACAGAATGTCCTTTTGTTAGTTCTTCCGGAGATCGTCGGAAATATAATGATCGTTTGCGTTTGATGCAATACAATGTAGAATGGCTTTTTATTGATTATTATAGCAATGCGGATTGTCCTGGAAACGGTTGTTCATGGAAAAATACGAGTGAAGCCAAAAAACACATGGAATATGTTATAGATGCTATTCATTCTTTAAATCCAGACATTATTAACTTTTGCGAAATAGAAGGTTGTGACGAATTGCAAATGATTAAAGATAATATTGGAGGCGATTATAATGGCTACTTAAAAAAAGGCACTGACAGCAGCACTGGGCAAAATGTCGGCATGCTTACACGTATTGACCCGAACATAAACCTGTATAGAACCGAGACTAAATTTTCATATCCCATTGCAGGTTCTAAATGTGGATATACTGGAAGCGGTTCTACTGGAGTGAGCAAGCATTATATTACGGAGTTTAAGATAAACAATTTCAATATTGCTTTTATATCCGCACATTTAATTGCCATTCCAACTGACCCTGCGAGATGCGCTCAGAGAGAAGCCCAAGCAACCATATTGCAAGGCGTTTTGAATGAATATTCAAAAAAAGATTTTGAGATGATTATACTTGGCGATTTTAACGATTATGATGGAGAAATATTAGATACAAATAGTAATCAGCCAAAATCTATTGTATTAGATATCTTGAAGGGACGCAATGGAGGCAATTACGAACTTTTTAGTGTCGCTGAGACGATTGTTAAAAATGAAAGGTATAGCGATTGGTGGGATTCAGACAACAATTGCAATACGGCATCCAAAAATGATTATTCTATGATAGATCATGTTTTGGTAACATCTGCATTACGACAAATTATCGTAAATACATTTATATATCATGGATATGACGAATATTGTGGAAAATATAATTCAGACCATTATCCAGTAGTTGTTGATTTTTATTTTGATTTATAGAATTTTTACCATATATTATTTATTTTTTAATTTTTCGCCGTGTTTTTCTCTTTCTTCTACCGCCTCTACGTGTTTTTTTCTTTTTAGGTTCATTTTCATTTTCTTGGGATGTCATATTTATTATAATTCCGTCAAAAATAGATTTGATAACACTTTCATCTAAACCAGTACTTTCTAATTTTGATTTAAATGTTTCCCAGTCGTTATTTAGAGCATAATTTCTCATTTCAGTGGCAGACATGGCACCTTCTGGTCGCGGCAATCCAATGATTTCCACATTTACAGGATAAAGATCGCGTTGGTTTTCTAGAAAAGTTTTAATCCAATCATAATCATGCATTCTATCCTGACCAACAATAAGTTTAATTTTTAGTCCTTCTCTCGGATAAGCATATAACTCCCCTAAAATATGACCGATACTTTTCATAATCGGATGCTTACCATATTCCGGGTTAACATAATCATCCATACAGATTATTTTAATTCGTACTCTTTTAATTTTATTCGCATTTGCAGGATCTGCTTCCATCATTTGTTTTTTTAATAAAGTTGTCATGCTGGGATGAATAATATCATTTGTTAAAAAAAATCGTTTATCATCGCATTTGAATGGATTCTTTTTTTTGTCTTTACTATGCGATAAAATAATATTTATTTGACTCAAATTTTCTTCCACTGCTTTATTAATCATATCTTTTATAAGAAGCAAATGCCCCGTGGTAGGAGGGTTCATTCTTCCAATTGTTAAAATAATAGTATCTTCATTATTTACTTCTTTATCATCCATACTATATTATTCAAATATATAATTTTCAATTTGTTCAATCCATTCTTGTAAAATTTGCGTATTATTATAAATATCTACATTTCCATTGATGATTAGCTGATTTTTGCAAACGCATTCACTATTTTTTGTATCAATCATTTTTGCATGATACATATGACAATTTTCTAAATACTCAATCGGTATTGACGATTCGCCTTGCCTGCATCTTTTTTCAATTCTTTCAAGACAAATATGTGGGTCCGCATTGACATAAATGACACCATGAATCGGGTAATCATTCGCAAAAGTTTCAAACCATTTCAAATAAATACGATAATCTACGAGTTCTATCATTCCATCATCAAATAACATTTTCGCGAAAACCAATTTGTCGGTGTAAAGGGACCGTTCTGTTATAATAATGGTATCTGGATTTTTTTCAATAGTTTCTTTGAGCAAAGCCAATCTTGAAATATATGCCATCATTTGAAAGGAAAATGAATATTTTTTTTGATCGGCATAAAATTTTTCCAAAATAGATTTGTCATTTTCATCACGTATTGTTTCCCATTCATCCACCGGTTCTTTCAAAAATACAATAGATTTATTAGACCTAAAGTGGGTTTTTAAATTTTTTAAGAGGGTTGATTTTCCAGACCCAATGTTGCCTTCAATAGAAATAATGATTGGTGCCATGTTTTAATTATTGTTTCTTTTTTATATTTGTTCATTTTTAATTTCAATTTTATTTAATTTTCCATAAAATAAAAAATTGATATTATTAAACTGGCTTAAAGAACTAAACAAAAATAAACAATGGATCTCAATCAACGAAAGCTTACCAAATCCGAATGGGACTCAATTGAGGTTCCCGTTTCCGAGCAAGAGAAAATGGTTTTAAACATGATTGTAAATGGTTACAATGATGTTAATATTCGTATAAACTTGCATAATTCTATTTTATCGTTTTTGAAAATAGAGTATTCTGAAAAAATGGAAGATCATATATATAATAAATATTTGAAGACGGATGTAGAAAAATTAGTAATGAAATTAAAAGTAATGTATCCTGATTTTAATATGGCGAAAATTGATGCTAGTGCAAAAATTAATTCCGCGGATAAAATTCGTCTAGATAGAAATGACGAAACCAGTATTCGGAAAGAGGACATTTACGAATTTGTTTTGCTTTATCATGCCGAAAAATTGCTTCATTATAAGAAAAACGACAATAATGTAAAATTTGCGTTCAATTATTACACCCTTTATATGCTAATGAAAAATAAAATAAATCATGTAAATCGCCATTTGAAAAGTTTTTGCAAGGAGATTATAGATAAATTTGCGAATGATATTGACCTATTGACAATTATTGAAAACGCGACTTCATTTATTGAGAAAAATGACAAGTTATTAAAATATGCGGACATGACGTTGTATTCGCATCAAAAAGAAATATTTACGATTTGCAAACAACCTAACCCGAAATTGATTTTATATATGGCGCCTACTGGAACGGGGAAAACACTTACTCCCCTAGCGTTGTCAGAAGGAAATAAGGTTATCTTTGTATGTGCAGCAAGACACGTTGGCTTGGCATTTGCACGTGCAGCCATTTCTATGAATAAAAAAATCGCGTTTGCGTTTGGTTGCGCGAGTGCAGATGATATTCGTCTTCATTTCTCCGCAGCGAAAGAATATACGAAGGACCGAAGAAGTGGAGGTATTAGAAAAGTGGATAATAGTGTAGGTGATGACGTAGAAATTATGATTTGCGACATAAAATCTTATTTACCTGCGATGTTTTATATGTTGGCGTTCAATCAAAGAGAGAAGATGATACTTTATTGGGATGAACCGACGATCACTATGGATTATGAAACGCATGAATTTCATGAACTTATCCGAGAAAATTGGACCAAAAACCTAATACCCAATGTTGTTTTGTCGTCTGCCACGCTTCCTAAATTGCATGAATTGACTGAAACCATCCCTGATTTCAGAAATAGATTCATGAACTCGGAAGTGCATAACATTGTTAGTCACGACTGCAAAAAATCTATACCAATCATCAATAAAGATGGATATGTTGTTTTGCCCCATTATTTATATCAGGAATATGATGATATGAAAAAGGTTGCAAAACATTGTAAAGAATATTTGACTTTATCCAGATATTTTGACTTGGAGGGAGTAGTGCAATTCATCACGTATGTTTTGAAAAATAAATATGTCACTGGTAAAATGCCTGTAGAGAGATATTTTGAAAGTATAGATGATATTACAATGACAAAAATAAAAGAGTATTATGTAAAACTGCTTGATAATGTAATAGAAGGAACATGGGGCGCCATTTATACTCATTTTAAGATTACGCGGAGACCACGCATTTTAGAAAATGACACGATTGATACAAAGGGAAATAAAATTTTTAAATCGCGCAGCATTGGACCAGGTGTAACTACAACTGCTGCTAATCCATTGGCAGGTAACCCAATCACCCGTTTGGCAAGTACTCCCGAAATTGTAAGCGGACCAGCAGGAACATCCGGTGTTTATGTCACAACGAAAGATGCATACACTTTAACCGATGGTCCAACTATATTTATTTCAGATGAAGTGGAGAAAATATCCAAGTTTTGCGTTCAGCAGGCGAATATTCCAACGTTGGTAATGGATGAGATTATGAAAAAGATAGACTATAACAATACGATCAATGAAAAATTGCAGAACATTGAAAACGATTTGGAGTGCGCTAAAGATAAATCAGAGAAAAATGTGAAGAATGCGGTATCTGGCGGAAGAACTAAATCTACTAAGGACATTCGTAAGTTTAACAGGGATGCAGGAGAAGAAGAAACCGCATCTGTAAAGTCGGAAATATCAAAACTCACAAACGAAATGAATATATTGCGTTCCATGATTAAATCGGCGACATTAAACGATGCGTTTGTTCCGAATAAGCCTCTGCATTTGAGTAAGTGGGCAGATGGTTTAGAGTCATCTCGTTCGTTTGCATCTGATATAGATGAACTAACTGTTAGCGAAATAATGGCATTGCATGGTATTGATAATAGTTGGAAAGTTTTGCTTATGATGGGTATTGGTGTATTTACAAATCATAAAAATATTACATATACGGAAATTATGAAAAAGTTGGCAGATACTCAAAAATTGTATATGATTATTGCAACGAGTGATTATATTTATGGCACCAATTATCAGTTCTGTCATGGATTTTTGAGCAAGGACTTGAATTTAACGCAGGAAAAAATTATTCAAGCCATGGGTAGAATAGGAAGAAATAATGTGCAACAAACTTATACAGTGCGTTTTAGAGATGACAATCAAATATTAAAATTATTTACATCGGAAACAGAGAAACCTGAAGTATTTAATATGAATAAATTGTTTAAGTCAAATGAGTAATTTGTATAAATAAATGATAATATAATTTATATTCAAAAAGATAAAAAAATAAATTTTTTTTATCTTTTACATTTTTTATTTAGTTAAAATTTTTTACAGAGCACGATCTTCAATGTCCCAATCATCATCACTATCATAATATGAAAATGGAGGTGGTGGTGTTCCTCTTTCTAGTTTTTCATTATTTTCATCCGGTACGATTATTGATAAATTATTCTTAATATTATTATTTTTTTTAATGCGAATATAAAACGCAATGCGTCCATAATAAATGTCATCTTGAAAATATTCATACAATGTATAATCCGAATTATTAAGTGCAGGTGCAAGTTCTGGATCGCGTCCATTTTCATTATTGTACTTTCCTGCTTGTACAATTTCTATTTCATCGGATTCGTTTATATTTAGAATATTTTTAGCGTTATCCTTTGCAAAAAGGATAAAATTAGTTATTGTTTGCTCAATATCTACCTGCAATTTAAATACAGTTGTAGAATAAGCGAGTTTAAAATCAATTTCAATGTTCTTCGGCATTTTGCGGATGTTTGGTTAATTTTATGAAAAGCATTTAAATCATTTCAATTTTTTAAAATAAAAATAAATTTAGCAAAAATACCACGTTTAAATTTCTGTAAAATTAATAATATTATTTCTTTATCATTAGTATCTACTATTTTCCAAAAAGGATTTTTTTTAATGTTAGCGTGAGAACCTATTTTTTTACTATGACCGTCATTAAATTCAATAACTGAATATTTATCTTCTATTTCTTTTTTAAAAATTTCAAAATCCATAATAAACCTATAATTATGTCTTGTTATTGCCATAAATTATTTTCAATTTTTTATATTAATTCATATTAAAATTTGTTAATATGAATTTTACTGTGTAAAATAAATAATAATATATGTAACCGTGCGTTTAATTGGAATAAGCACTCTTAATCCCAAAAGTTTCCTAATGGGGAGGACTGTATCTTAAGCCAGTTCTGGTTGATTAGACCATCATTACTGACCCATATCCGTTCAGTCTCTGACGCCCTACCATATCCTATCATAACGGATTTAGGTAGTAAGCATGCGGATTGCCCAATCTTTTTCATTATTACCATACCCGAGTTTATTACTCTCGGCCACATAATTCTTTCGTTATTATGCTTGGTAGAAAAAGCTCTAAGGGGTTTCCCGAACAACAAGATATGTCGCAATAGTCATAATAATAAATAACTATTACTAGCAGTTAGCCTGGGATTGCGAAACAAGTTTCGGCGACAGCTAAAATGGTTTTCTACAGCAAGAGGTCGCTTTGCTATAGCATACTGCTTTTCGGCCCTGATTAGACGAATTAAAATTCGCAGGTTAAGGCCGCCCATGCCGCTCATGATGCGGAGCACGTTGTAGTTGGTAGCATAGACACGCACCTTGGCAGTCTTGGTACCCTCAACGGTAGCGTTGGAGAGCACAAGCTGGAGTGTGGCGTTATCAATACGTGAGAAGTTGCACGTGCCTGATGGTTGGTGTTCCTCAGGGCGGAGAGCAAAGGAATACACATTGATACCCTCATCAGGGTTGCGAGTGTGGGCCTGGTAAGGCTGAACCCATGAGAAGTAAGAACCTTCACGCTCAGAGAAGCGATCCTGGCCGTTAAGCTGGAGCTTAGCAGTCACAACGGGGTTCTGGCCCCAGCAGTGCATGTCAAGAGAGGTCTCAGTGAGGACGAAGGTACCAGCATCAGAAACAGAGGAGTTCTGGTTGTGGGGACCCTGGGCACCGAGCTCAGCAATCACAGCGGGATCAAGACCAGCGGGGATGGGACGACCGGGGCCACCCATGTTAGTCTGGTTGTATGGGTTCTCAGGACCGTGCCAGTAGCCAGTGAAACCAGCAGAGATCTCAGCATCAAGAGCACCGGCATCATTGAAGAGACCGCGAGCATCAATGAAAGCACGAGAGTCAGCGGCGATGGACTGGGGACCACCGAAGGCATGGACGGCGTTGGGGAGAGCATCAATGGCATCAGTGTAGTTGAAGGGCTGAGCACCGAGCACCTTGAAGAGGAGAGCATCGCACACAAGGGAAGAGCAGTAATCCACGTTCTGATCAGGCTGCACAACCCAGATAAGCTCCTTCACGGGGTGGTTGAAGTTGAGCTTGATCTTGTTGGAGGATGAACCAACAGACTCGTCGCCAGTGAACTGGAGCTGAGTAATGAGGTACTCGTGGGGGTTCTGGGCCATTCTACGTCTCTCATCGGTATCAAGGAACACGTAATCCACATAGAGGGAAGCAGCAACAAGGGACTGATTGTAGGCAATGGTAGCAGGGACAGGGCGACCCACGGCATACTGGCCAGCAGCACCAGTGTAGGGGTTGGTGTTGCAGTTAAGGGTGGTCACAGCCCAGA